GCCGACCAGACAAAAGTCGGAGAACATCATGCAATTGGTATGTTGACAGCATTCCAAGGCATGTCCGGCGCTGCAGGAGAGTTTCAAAATCAGCTAGGCCCTGGGTTAAAACAATTGAAAAAATTGGCAGTTGCGTTCGGCGCAGGAGGGGTTGCTTCTCAAATTGGCCAGGATGTGTACGACGCCGCTAGCGATAAGCAAAAAGCGCTTTTAGACAATTGGGGCAAAGATTTTGCGAAGAACAAAACAAGAATTGAAAACATGGCCAAGGCCATTAAAAAAGGGATGGCAGACGACGAAGCAGATCAAAAGCTGAAAGATGCCCGTGAACGCAGACGTCGCGACTTGGACCAGATAAAGGCCGATAACGAGGGCACCCGCGATGCTGGAGAAAAATCGCATATGCGCGGCCTTACAGATAGTGATAAGGAACAGGTTGCGGCCATAGTGGCAGCTGTCGTCGGCGATTGGGATGCCAAGCGCGGACGTCCAGCTGACCAGGCGAAGGTCATTAGAGTTTATCTTGGGGACAGAGAGATCTCTGAGATGGTTAAAACAGCCGTCGAGGGCGAGTTAGAGGCCGCCGGTCGATAAAAACGAAGAAGGAGGAAAAAACAAAATGTCGGAATTTTTTGCGTTCGAACGCGCTGCATATGCAGGCGAAAAACAAGGCTTAAGCAACGTTGAATTTAAGAAGAAGGATTTCGAGAATTCTTTAGGATCCCGTGCCGGTACCTTGCTTGAAATAATACCTGTGCACATTAAAAATCCTCCCGTTATACAGTTTATAGCCTACCTACAGAGTATGTCTGACCGCTATAATCCTGAATTCTCTGCACAACAGCCATTTGGACGTCCAGACCCTTATTATGTCTGGAAGTCGTCCAAGCGCTCTATCAGTGTTTCTTTGGACATCCCGTCTTCTTCTTTAGCCAAGGGGCTTGATAACTTAAACAATTTGAATTGGCTTCTTGCCAGCACTTATCCTACTTATAAGGATCGAGAATTGGCAAATTCAATTGCGGCTAGCCCGCTGTTCAGGGTAAGGTATTCTAATTTAATTGCTTCTAGGACTCAAAATGGACAAGGTATCTTGTGTACCTTAACAGGAGTTAACGTTGTACATGATTTGAAAGCGGGGTTCATAATGGTGACAGGAGAGGAAGCTGCGAATTCAATCAAATTTGGAGGCTTTGACACTTCTACAAGTCAGCTAGACAGACTTCAAATACCCAAATTAATTAAGCTAACGATGACATTGAATGTAATTCATGATCATTCTGTTGGTTGGGATTTTGAAACTGGAGAATGGCGAGGAGGCAAATTCGCTAGTGGTTATCCGTACGGATTTGGTTTGATGAGAGATACTTCTGACACACCTGGCTCTGGTGTCCCACCTGCTGGCGGAAACACTACTTCTGGCGGCGCCACGGGTGATATGAATCCAGATAATAGAGAACAAGCAGCCATAGTTAAGCGGCAGAATCAAGGGATGACAGATACTACAATTTCAGAAACAGTGGAGAAGACGCAATGAGATATAATAATCAGCAGGTGTTTATTAACGAAAATAGAGCATACCAACGTTATTTGAAGAAGCGGGGCATGAAATTTATTTCTCAGTATAACACTCCAAAATTTAAACATCCCACTTCCGATGATGTCGCGAATTTTAAGACTTTGACACATATATGGAAAGTTGGAGATAAATTTTATAAATTATCGAGTGAATTTTATAATGATCCGGAGCTATGGTGGGTCATTGCTTTATACAACCAAAAGCCCACTGAATTTCATGTTAAACCAGGAGACATTGTTTATGTGCCCGTACCAATCGAAACCGTTCTTTATTATATCGGCTACTGAGAGGCCCTAAGATGTCAAAAGATCCCTCCTCAAAAGGCGCCAAAACCGACGCAAAAAAAAATTCCTCTCCTAAGGGTCGAGATAAACCTGCAAAAACTGGTGATGAAAGAAATTATAGAAATTTTGAGCAAAACTGTCTTAGCCGAAATATCGATAAAATACATAATTTTTATTTAAGCAATCGTGATCTTTTTGTATATCGTACGTTTAGGCAAGTAGCTGGCGCCAGCAGCTCCACGATCATAAATAAATTAAGAGGTATACCGGATTTAAGTGTGTTCCAGAGGATGAAGACCTCCACTCTCTCTTTGATGCAGCCAAAAATGCGCTTTTACAAGGTTACGTATGTGGACACCGTTGAGGAGCCCCTTGGCTCGGGACAGTATAAAGTTTCTCCTCTTCCGGTGCCATGTTATAGAGAATTTAAGTTTTCAGACAATTTTGGCTATGAAGTCGCCGCTAGCACAGAAGATTATCTAGCTTATGAAAGCACAAAGCCAACTTTTCGCAATGTTGGATTGCATTCTTTTTCTTTGGAGAGCAAAGGAGAAATCAACGGCCCATATGAAAAAAATATCTTCTGTCAATTAAAATTAAGTTTTAAAAGCTTAAAAGACCTAGAAGCACAGCCGCCTGGTGAGCCACCTCCATCACTTGGAGGCCTCCGATACGCAGATCTGATTATCTATCCTGCATCTAAAATTAATTCTCAGACGGAGCAACATAATTCTAAGCATTATCAAATAAAAGCGGTGATAGGCTGGACAGCACCAAGCCGACAACAACTCGCCGGCCTAAATTTATCCCCGAAGGAGATAACTGATATCTCCAATTTAGAAAAATATAATTTGATGTTGTCGCTCCAGGTGCTGGGCTACGATATTTCCATAAAAGATGATGGCCAAGTCTTAGTAACGGTAAAATACAAAAGCTACATTGAAGAGGCGACAGACAGCAATACTACAAATGTGTTTCAAGATAGTATACAAGTTTCTTCTGAAGGGGATTTAACACAAAAATGTGTGTCTGATAATACTTTGGCAAAAGTTAGTAGGATAAAAACAAATGTTTTTAATCTTGTTAAGGAAATAAATGAACCGTCCTGTTCTAACGATGACACATGTGCAGCAAAGAACAAAATGATTGATTTGCTTAATGACGATCCATTTTTTGCGAAGTGCTACGGCGAGGCGCATGGCCCGGGCCTAGCTTCTGGTGGGGCAAGAGAAACTACAGATACGGAGGTGATAGAAGTTATTAGCGGCGCCGGCAAACGGGTTAAGAACCGAGAAGAAGTCATAACTTGGATAAAAGACAAAAAAAATGCAAATACTGTTTTGGCCGTCATGAAGAAAAGAATTGGCGCATTTAAAAAATTAATCTATCAAAGTTTCGTTGACTCTTTAATAGACGGTGATCCTGTTGAACAAGGCGGCTCAGGAACAAGATTGTTTTGCTTTACAGCAAAGAGGCCAGAAGTTGAGGCTGCATTAGGAATTATACCAGAGCCGCCTAAACAGGGCATGGTTGATGTTGCAAAGGATGCAGATGGCGAAGAAACAATAGAAGAAGCTGGCGGCTCGGCCTCTGTAACGGAGCAAGATCTTATAGATTCGGTCAGCGCCGCGATCGGGAAAGACGAACGTTCCAAAGCAGTTATTGTCGGCCGCTGCAAAGATTTGCAAAAAAAATTGGTGCAGATCAAAGAAGAGACCGCGAAAGAAACATCTGAGGCAATCGATCAAGAGTCAGAGGCCAACGATCCCAAAAACAATCCGAAAAAAGAGGATAAAAATAAACAATCTACGATTTCTGCTGATACTGAGAGCCATACATTTTATTTTGTTTTTCTAGGAGATATAATTGAATTGGCATGCAGAAACGCCGGCCTCCGTTTTTTACCTTACTCTGATAAATTTAAAAGCAAGCCATTTGTATTCGACCGGTCCTGCTACGTAAAATCTGAGAATAATGATGGAGATATTGACTATGCTCTGGCGGGTTTAAGGCTTTTATTAGGTCCAGTAGAATATTATGATTCGAAAGAACAGCTGCGGCGTATCAACTTAGCACAATTTCCAATATCGTTTAATTATTTTAGAGGCTGGTTTTTGAACAAAGTGGTAAAAAGACAAGCCACCCAAATGTCCTTGCAGGATTTTTTGAGAAGATTAATGACGGAGCTAGTATTGCCGGCGATGGGTACGGCTTTGAATGAGCCGATTAAAGCAAAAAATGCCAAGCCTAGTTTAATCAATTTGACGCTCCCTGGCCAACAAACCAGCGGTCAAAAATTTAAGATATGTGGCCGTAACGTTTACCCGTTTACAGAGATGCTCCCACAGACGCCTTTTATTGATACTGACGGACCTTCCTTCAACTTTAATTATTATAGAAAGATAATGAACATGCCGTCTTCGGAAACTTTAGTTAAAACTTCTTATGATTATCTCTTGCTGCAGCTTTCAACGATAAAAGATGTCACACAAAGAGAGGGCAACCCGGTTCAAGACACCAGAGATGGTATTTTACATTTCAGTGTAGGTTCTGACGTGGGGATGGTGAGGAGTTTGGATTTTAAAAAAGTAGAGCAGCCGTTTAGAGCAGAGCAGCTGCACCACGAAGCTACAGTGAAGGGCTTGGACCAGTTACAACAATTTAAATTTCCGTACAATACTCATGTTAAGCTTGTAGGCGTGCCGTTTTTCACTCCCGGGATGAGATATTACATCAACCCAAGTTTGCTAGGCTTAGGAGCTATTGAGCGATCAAATTCTTTAGCATTTCAAATGAATTTAGGCGGCTACCACATAATTACAAATGTGAAATTATCAATTCAAAATGGTCGTTTTGAGACGACGCTATCAGGATATCAAGAAGGTCACGGCAAGCGAGGTACAAAATAAATGGCGGGTACTATTGAAGCAATATTTGAGAGCAAAACAAATCTTTTTAATTCCTATAACCAGCAAGTTGCTGAATATGCTAAAAATTTCCCCACAAGAATATTTGATTTGCATCGTACACATTTCCTGTATGGCAAGATCGATCGCAACAGCAACGCGGTGTATTTAGACGCCCAGGGCAACACAGATTCTGTTGCTGCGCATGGGAATAAAACAGAATTTGTTGTTGATTTTGTAAAAGATGCCTTTGAGGCACTCCGAAAAAGCTATAGAACAAAGATTACCCAGGGCGTCCTTGATCCGGCTTCACCATGGGGCCGAGATCTTTTTGTTAAAGGCGCTTTCCGAAAAGGAGACTTAAGACACAGTTATTACCGGTATTACATGGATAAAATATATACGACCTTTGTTAATAATTATTTATCAATCGATCGTCGACATGAAAAAATAACTAATTTTAAAACATTTGTTAAAGTTTTTATGGATTATATGACGCAAATTGCATATTATTTTCCTTTGACGCTAACGGGGTTTATATTATCAATTCACTGTTCACCTTATATTAGCGGTCTGATGATAGACCTGCAAATAGAAAAACATGGCACACAAGATAATTTTAATGTTATAAAATACGCCGATCCTACCGGAGCGTGGCCTTTTATGTTGAATGAAACAAAAAAATTTGGTTTCATGATTGATAGAAATGCGCCCTGGCGATTAATTTTTAACCTTGCCTCTGGGTACTGGACAACCTCAACGGTGGCCTATGGTGGTTTCGAAGGTGATGTGGACGAGCTTATGCTAGCAACAAAGCTAAAATCTGGTGGATCATATTGGATGAAGAGAAAGGGCCAGACTCTTGATAATATTTTTGAAAGTTATTTTGTACGCGCCCACCTTACTGAGCTTAGAAATATACGGAAGGTTTTGAGAGAGCTATATCAAGCATATTATGCACAATTTTCAACGTATTATAAGATAGAATATTTCATGCCAAATATTTCAGAGACGGTGCCTTGGGTTCGTGGAGAGTCTGGTTGCTATGGTGTGAAGACGAAATCGATCAAAAAAAATCGGGAAGCATATCCTACAATATTGGGCCCCGCCGACCAAGTTGACGAATATTTTTTAAAGATCCTTTTGAAATTAAGAATGTTAGAGACTGCTCATGAGCATGACAATCGTGAATTTACGGCGAGGCTAAAAAAAATGACAGATCTTTACCGATTATTTGGCGACGAAGCGGCTTTAAATTACATTAATAACTTTACAAAGGGCCTTCATGATTCTAAATTTATTAGAAGAGGAAAAGGCTGGTATGGTCAAGGGCCCTTGGAATATACAGAGCGTTTAAGAAAAGCAAACGAAAAACTGGATAGCCCCGACCAAGTTAATTATGAAATTACTGGTACCGGCAACATTAAAAGAGGCTAATTTGCTGTTTCAAACTTTGGATAATAAAAAGGAATGCTATGCTGTGTTTTGTGAAGAAGCACTATATCATTACCCGAATAATTTAGATCTTACACACACGTGGTCTTACACTCCTCATTTCGATGATCCGTCTATAGAATACGCACATATATGGTCCGGTGGTAAAAGTTTAGATGACACATGCCCAGAATCTTTGAAAGAAGAGTGGTCGCTGATCAGCAAGAAGGCAAAAGCTTTTCTCACTAGCTTTCATGAAGCTAAGATTAATTTAGATGATATTTGTTTTTACGACGCCGTGCCCAAAAAATTTTTGATTGAATATTTTTCTTTGAAAAATAAGATAACAGACTGGGTTTTTGAGCATTACAAGAAGCCAAAAAATTATGATTTCCTATTGGAGCTTACTGCCTTTCTTAATAAAATCGAGAAACAAAAACTTAATCTTCGAGTTGACAATCTAGACTTTATAAATGCGAAGGTACGGGCTAGCTTTAGTAAGGTGAGAAATTGCAATGATACTATTAGTTATACTCCATGGGTCACGGCGACAGGCCGGCTTTCTACAGCACGAGATAGCTTTCCTATCCTCACTTTGAACAAAGCGCTTCGAGATGTTTTAATTCCCCGGAACGATCTGTTTGTTGAATTAGACTATAATTCCGCAGAATTAAGAACTTTTTTAGGACTCTTGGGCAAAGAGCAACCAGAGGATGATTTACATTCTTGGATCCAGAAAAACATCTTTAATGATCGTTTTCCACGCGAAGAAGTGAAAAAGAAGGTGTTTGCATGGTTATATAATCCGAAGGCAAGCAATAAAAAATTAAATAGCTATTTTGATCGCGATCTTCTACTAAAAAAATACTATACAGGTACGAAGACCTTAACAACGTATGGCAGACAAATTGAAGTTGAAGAGGAAAAAGCTTTGAATTATATAATACAAAGTACTGCTAGCGATTTATTCTTGACAACAATGCTGAAAATTGATAAAATACTAGAAAACCGTAAATCTTTTATTTCCTTCTGTGTACATGACAGTTTGGTTATTGATTTCGCGCAAGAAGACAAGCATTTGATCGACGATCTGGTGAAAGAATTTTCAAAAAATAAATTTGGTGTTTTCAAAGCCAACCTTAGTGTTGGAAAAAGTTTCGGAAAAATGAAGAGAGTGACATGAATATAATTGGCCTAGGCCGCGCCGGCTGCGAAATAGCAAAAAATTTCGAAAATTATGAACAGTATAAAGTTTTTTATATTGATACTGAGGATAAGGACTATGATCTAGAATACCTAGGCGATCCAGATCGCGGTACATTTTTGCAGGTTAGGGAACAAGCTTCCCACGAAGAATATGAAAAAAACTATAAAAAACTTAATTTATCAAATTGTAAAGGCCCGTGCACCCTTATAACCTGCGGCGCCGCGAAAATTAGCGGTATTGCTCTTAGAGTGCTACAGCAGGTTAATAAAAATTTAACTAATATTATCTATATTAAGCCAGACGACACACAGCTAGCCAATGATGTATTTCTTCGTGAACGCGCCACTTTAGGAATATTGCAAGAATATACTAGGTCTGGCTTATTCAACAAAATGTATATTATTTCCAATAGGAAGGTAGAGCAGGTACTCGACAATTTATCTTTGAAGAACTACTGGAAGGATATCAACGATGTTATTTCTAGCACCTACCACATGTTGAATGTTTTTGAAAATACTGAACCGCTACTCACGACTTTGGTGCCAGAAAATGAAACTGTGCGTATAGGAACTTTTGGTGTAGTTAATTTTGGTACGAACAGCGAAAAATTATTCTACGATCTACAGTACCCTCGTACTATAAAATATTTTTATGGGATCAACCAAAAGCTAAAAGGCAATAACCGAGATTTGTTGCATGAGATAAGAAGCTTTGTCGACCAACACGCGGATGAGGACACACATGCAGGATTTTCAATCTATAACACAGATTATGAGCACAATTATGTATACAGCATACGATATGCCTCGTACGTGCAAGAACAAAATATAAAATAATTTTTTACTTTCTTGTTTAGGTGCTTATTTTGTAACTGAGCCAGTCAGAATATTTGCTGACTGTACTATAGCTAAAAAGCAAAAGGAGAAAATACGATGGGTATTGATTTAGCAAAGATGAAGGCAAAGCGCGACGCCTTAGAGAGTCGCGGAAACGGGAAGAGCGTTTTTTGGCGCCCTGAAGATGGAGAGCAAACGATCAGAATTGTACCTACGCCTGACGGGGATCCTTTCAAGGAATATTGGTTTCACTACAACCTAGGTAAGAACGCAGGTTTTCTAAGCCCAAAGAAGAATTTCGGCGAAGATGATCCACTAAACGATTTTGTCCGCCAGCTATATAAGGAAGGATCGGATGAGTCTATTAAAATGGCCAAGGATCTCTCTGCACGCCAGCGCTTTTTTACCCCGGTTATCGTCCGCGGAGAAGAAGAAAAGGGAGTGCGGCTATGGGGCTTTGGAAAAACGGCGTATAGAGAGCTACTAAACTTAGTACTTAATCCTGAGTATGGTGATATCACAGATGTTGCCGAAGGCACTGATTTGACCATTAATTATGGCAAGCCACCTGGCGCGCAGTTTCCTCAAACTACCATTACTCCACGACGCAAGTCGTCAGCAATGATGAAGGACGAGGAGAAAGCCGCGGTTTTCTTGGATCAGATTCCTAATTTTGATGAAGTTTTCGAGCGCAAGACTCCGGAGCAGGTTCAAGTCATGCTGGATGAATATCTGCTTAGCGAAGGGGATGCTGAAGATGTCTCTAGCGAGACAAACAAGTACAACAATCCCTCTCCGAAGAGCGCCGTCGATCAGGCTTTCGCTGAACTGCTAGGATAAGTCCTCCACCGCAGGGAGGCATGGGTCTACAGATGCCTCATTTTAAAACTTAAAACTAGTTATTATTATGGAAGTTTTCATAATAATAGCCATGTCAACCGGTTTGTTTATCTCAGGAGTGTCGCTAGGTGCTTATTTAGAAAATAAGAGGCTCTATTCAGTAAAGCTCGTTAAGGAGATCAGTGAAGCACTTAAAGAAACACAACAAATATTAGTCCCCTTGGGAGACAAAATAACACATTTTGATGTGCGACAAAAACGTTTTCTGAACCAAACTCTCGTTGATTATAATAGTACAAGGGATCCAGAAATAACCATGGAGATACCTGTATATAAATCATTAACAGGCGAATTAGAAATAAAAGAGGAAGAATGGCAAAGAAAACAAAGAAGCTGGGAAGGTTAAGCATCGGAGAGATGAGGAACCTCATCAACAAGAAAGCTGGTGTGGAAGTCGCCTTTGATTTAACTAAAGAAAACCCGACACAAGTAAAAGATTGGATTCCAACCGGCTCTCGATGGTTGGACAGTATTATCTGTCGTGGTAAGCTTGCTGGGATCCCAATTGGTAAAATTGTAGAAGTTGCGGGTTTAGAGGGTTCAGGCAAGTCTTTTATGGCAGCACAAATCGCAGCTAACGCTCAGAAGATGGGCGTCGATGTAGTCTATTTTGATGCAGAATCAGCTATTGACCCTGATTTTTTAGCTAGCGCCGGTTGCGATGTAAACAATCTACTCTATTTGCAGCCTCCTAGCGTGGAATATGTTCTTGAAACTATTGAAGAATTGCTTGGCAGTAATGATAACAGAATGCTTTTTATCTGGGACAGCTTGGCGTTAACGCCCTCTGTTAGTGATGTTGAAGGAGACTTCAACCCCCAGTCGTCAATGGCGGTTAAACCTCGTATTTTAGCGAAGGGCATGTCAAAGCTGACAGTTCCAATTGCTACATCAAAATCTACCTTTTTGGTCTTGAATCAACTAAAGACTAATATTACCAGTAATGTAGCAGAGGCTATGACTACTCCCTATGTTACTCCAGGTGGCAAAGCTATGCATTACGCGTACTCTTTGCGTATCTGGTTGACTAAGAGAAAAGCTAAAGCTTCTTTTATTATAGATGACAACGGATTTAGAGTTGGTTCCGAGGTCAAAGCTACACTTAAAAAAAGTCGCTTTGGCACAGAGGGCCGGCAATGCACATTTAAAATCCTCTGGGGAGGAGATGTGGGCATTAAAGACAAAGAAAGTTGGTTGGAAGCTATTAAGGGCTCAGATAATCTGAAACAAGCCGGCGCCTGGTACAGCCTCATCCACAAAGATGGATCGGAAGAAAAATTTCAAGCTGCCAAGTGGTTGGAAAAATTACAAGATGAGAAATTTAAAAACCGAGTTTTTGAAATAATGGATGAAGACATCATTATGCGCTTCGAAAAGAAAGAAGGCAAAGCGGAATCTTTTTACGATATCGACCAGGAAGATTGATTTACCAGCTTAAAAATGTTTTTATAGTTGTTGTAGAAACATTATGTCGACAAAAAAAACTTTTAAGAACCACACGGATTTTTCTGGCAAGAAGGTCCTGGTATCAAATCGTGTTAATAGGTATTTTGATTTAGCAAGAAATGTTGCCTTTAACAGCAATTATGGAAAGCTTCGCCATGGCGCCGTCTTGGTAAAGGGCGGCTCAATTATTAATACATGCTTTAACAAGGACAAATTTTGTTCTTTTGGCTCGAAGTTTAGAGATCCATCCCGTGGTCCAGCAACTATTCATGCAGAGATAGGTTGTGTTCTAGGTTTGCCTAGGGACACCACATCCGGAGCAGATATTTTCGTTTGCAGGGTTAACAAAAATGGTGAATTCCGGAACAGCAAGCCATGTGCTATGTGCCATGAAGTCATGAAGCACGTTGGCATAAAAAGGGTATATTACACCACTAATTTTAACAGTATAGAAATGTATAAACTATAAACTACTTATTGTTATGGAGGTCACAATATGGAAGACTTAAAACAACTTGTACAAGAATATCTGCATGAACAGCTTTACGAAGCTGACTGCATTTTAAAATCGAAAACGGATGAAAATTTCACAATAGTCGCCGACAACTTACGAGGTGTTTGTGGGATAACTGTCGTTACGATTACTAGCCCCGCTAAACCCTATGGACCTCGGCAGCGAGGCCATGAAATATCTCGTCTGAAAGTTAAGTTTTTTCAAATCGAGCCAACCATGGAGCAACAGATAGCAAGAATGCAAATTGACGCTAAGAAAATTGATGGCATTATATCTTTTATTCCGATTAATTCGAGAAAAGTAGTGAGTAGGATTTATAGACCGGGGAAGAGAGGCTTCAATGTATGAAGGCAAAAGAATATTAATTATAGATCAATTAAACCTTTTTTTTCGAAATTATATAGTTAACCCCAGCTTGTCCATAAATGGTGCGCCCATCGGCGGCTTGAAAGGGTGCTTTCAGAGTATACAAAAAATTTGTAGAGAATCCAAGCCTGATTTGGTTGTAGTATGCTGGGATGGCGCCGGCGGATCAAAGAAACGCAAATTGATGAAAAAAGACTATAAAGCTGGAAGAAAGCCAATTCGCCTTAACCGCGATATTAGAAACTTGTCGGAACATCAAGAAGTCGAAAATAAAATCTGGCAACAAACGAGGCTTGTTGAATATTATAATCAGACGCCGATTATCCAGTTTATGTTTGATGGTACTGAAGCTGATGATATTATTGCTTATATAGCACAAATGAAGGAGCTGCAAGCTGCAGAAAAGTTGATCGTGTCAAGCGACAAGGACTTTTTTCAGCTTCTAGGTCCGAGGACGGTGCAATATCGGCCAATCCAAAAAGAAGTGTTAAATGAAAAATCAATTTTAGACAAGTTTAATATTCATCCTGCTAATTTTGCCATGGCCCGGGCGATGGAAGGTGACAAGTCTGATAATATTAGTGGCATCGAAGGCTTGGGCATAAAAACAATATCAAAACGATTTCCTTTTCTCAGAGAGGCCAAACCGGCAACGTTTAATGATCTTATAGCCCACTGCAGAGAAAATCTCGTGGAAAAAAGCATTAAAGCCTATGAGAAAGTTTTGGAGAATGAGGATACATTAAAATCAAACTATCATGTGATGCAGTTGTACGCGCCTATTCTTGGTATTGATGCCAAGCAAATGATTCGTGAAGTGTTCACGACACCAGACTTGACTTTTAATAAAACTGAGCTTATTAAGATGATGATGAAAGACGGATTTGGAGAAATTAATTTTATTGAATTATTCCAACAGTTCAACCGAATAATAGTAGACAGTCGTTGACTTGTTTTTAAAATATAATTGTGGAGGAAACCATGGATAAACATACTGGCTTTTCTAAGTACGGAAAGCAGTTCCAAGAGTCACTAGCACAGATGATCTTAGAAGATCGGCCTTTCGCAGATCAAATCGAAGAAGTGATTGATACTCAATTCTTTGAATTAAATTATCTTCGCGTTTTTGTGTCAAAAATTTACGATTATCGTAATAAATATGGGGTGCACCCTACTAATAAGATCATCGCCAGTATACTAAGAACTGAGCTAGAAAAACATAATGATGCGTTAAAAAAACAAGTACGCGATTACTTTGCCCGGGCCTGCGTTAGGCGCGCCGAAGACCAACAGTATATCAAGGAAACTAGTCTAGACTTTTGCAAGAAACAAAAACTTAAAGAAGCATTAATGCAGTCTGTTGACTTAATCCAAAACTCATCATATGATGAAGTTAGAAAGGTGATCGACAACGCATTAAACTTAGGAACGGATAACAATTTTGGTCACGAATTCATAAAAGACTTTGAAATGCGGTATGAAATCAAAGCTAGAAATCCGGTTTCTACTGGCTGGGAGAAGATTGACGCCTTGACTGGAAATGGCTTAGGTTCCGGAGAGCTTGGTGTGGTTATAGCTCCAACAGGCGCCGGAAAGTCTATGGTGTTATCGCATTTGGGAACGCAAGCCGTCAAAGCTGGAAAAAATGTTGTACATTACACTTTAGAGCTTTCAGAATCCGTCACTGGTCAACGATATGACAGCTGTATCAGCGCGGTACCTTTAAATATGCTTTTCCACCGAAAAGATGAAGTACTGGAGTGTATCTCTGATTTGAAGGGCTCTTTGATCATCAAAGAGTACCCAACTAAAACAGCATCGACTAATACTATCAGGGCACATTTAGAAAAATTAAAAAAAACAAATCGTAAAGTTGATATGATTCTAGTAGATTACGCAGATCTACTCCGGTCGACATCAAATTTTAGAGAGAAAAGAGACGAATTGGGTTCTATTTATGAAGACCTACGCGCAATTGCGCAAGAATATAAATGTCCTTTATGGACGGCATCACAAACGAATAGGACTGGACTGAACGCGGAAGTTGTTACAATGGAATCAATATCTGAAGCATTTAACAAGTGTTTTGTATCGGATTTTATTTGTTCTATTTCTAGGACCATTAAAGATAAAAATGCGAACACTGGTAGATTATTTATTGCAAAAAATAGAAACGGACCTGATGGCTTGGTTTTCCCCATCTTTATGGACACAAGTAACGTTGCGATAAAGGTGCTGGCAAAAATTGATACGCCAGTTATATCGCCTTCCTCCGCCCCTGGAGAGTTAGCCGATGCTCTGAGAGAGAAATATAAACAATTTAGAAAAGCAAAGAGCACTCAAGCTGGAGGGGAATGAAAATGAAAATCGAAAACAAAATTTTATCAGATATCACGGTGCACATGAAGTATGCAAGATATGTTTCCGAAGCCGGAAGGCGAGAGACTTGGGAGGAGCTAGCGCTTAGAAACAAGAACATGCATATTAAAAAATATCCTCATTTAAAGGATGAAATAGATCAAGCCTATACTTATGTCTATGAAAGAAAAGTCTTACCATCTATGCGGTCCATGCAATTCGGCGGCAAGCCGATTGAAGTGGCACCTAACCGGATATATAACTGTGCTTATATGCCTATCGACCATATCGCTTCTTTCTCTGAGTGCATGTTTCTCCTTCTTGGGGGCACTGGTGTTGGATTCTCTGTCCAAAGTCATCATGTTGATAAGCTTCCCGAAATTCAGAGACCGAATTCAAAGAGATCTAGGCGATATCTTATCGGAGATTCGATCGAAGGATGGGCCGACTCAGTAAAAGTACTAATTCAGTCTTATTTCAAAGGCGGATCTAAAATAAAATTTGACTTTTCTGATATCCGTCCGAAAGGAAGCAGACTAGTTACTAGTGGAGGCAAAGCTCCCGGCCCTCAGCCGCTGAAAGAGTGTCTTGTAAAAGTACAGGGTATCCTTGACGAAAAGGAGAATGGAGATAAGCTTGAGTCTATCGAAGTACATGATATCATTTGTCATATTGCTGATGCTGTTCTTGCCGGGGGGATCCGCCGGGCTGCTCTTATTTCACTTTTTTCCGCAGACGATGAGGAGATGCTTGCGGCAAAAACAGGAAACTGGTGGGAAGCAAATCCACAAAGAGGAAGAGCCAATAATTCAGTTGTCCTAATGAGACATTTAATCACGAAAGATTATTTTATGAAAATTTGGGAGCGGGTTAGAGAATCCGGCTCAGGAGAGCCTGGTTTTTATTTTTCCAATGATAAAGATTGGGGTACCAATCCATGTTGCGAGATTGCCCTTCGACCTTATCAGTTTTGCAACTTGACAGAAATCAATGTTTCTGATTTAGAAACTCAAGAAGAATATGAAAACAGAGCTAGAACAGCTGCTTTTATAGGTACGTTACAAGCCGGATATACTGATTTCCACTACCTAAGGGACGTCTGGAGAAGAAACACAGAAAAAGACGCCCTGATCGGAGTATCTATGACTGGCATAGCTTCTGGCAAAGTATTAGAATTGGATATGAAAGCTGCTTCTTCAGTCATAAAAAATGAAAATTACAGAGTTGCACATAAAATTGGCATTAAGCCGGCCGCGAGGACCACATGTGTTAAGCCGGCTGGAACAACATCGCTAACTTTAGGGACTTCTTCGGGGATTCATGCCTGGCACAATGAGCACTATATTCGCCGGCTCCGCGTAGGAAAAAATGAAGCCGTGTACACACATCTGGGCGCCCATCATCCTGAGCTTATTGAGGACGAGTATTTTAGGCCTCACGACACGGCTGTGATTTCTGTGCCCCAGCGCGCCCCAGCTAATGCTATAACCCGCTCAGAAAGCGCCCTTCAGCTACTGAAAAGAGTAAAAAAAGTAACAGAAGAGTGGGTAAGACCCGGGCACCAGCAAGGGCAAAATACTCACAACGTATCCGCCACTGTCAGTATCAAAAGTGCTGAGTGGATTGACGTTGGGGAGTGGATGTGGGACAACCGATCTTGCTATAATGGGCTGTCCGTCTTACCTCACAGTGAGCATGTCTACAAGCAGGCGCCTTTTGAAGACTGTTCCCTCGAAAAATATGAATTTCTGATGCAGACCTTAAAAGAAGTCGACGTTACAAAAATCATTGAATTAGAAGACGATACAAATTTGTCAGGCGAGCTAGCTTGTGCCGGCTCGTCCTGCGAAATATTTTAACATTTAAAATCGGTTGCTATATTATTTTTTTAAGGAGGTAGTGATGAGCGATTTAACAGCTAAAGAATATGCGGTTGAATATATTAAGGCCATGAAGGCTATTGAAGATGAGATGGAGCCCTACAAAGAACATAAACGTGATTTACGCAAGAATTATGTTCAAAATGGCTGGCTCACAAAAGACGAGATGAGGCAAGCAGTCCGCGCGTTCCGCATGCTCGGCCAGGGTGACAACATTGATGAGTTTGTAGACATGTTCGATCAGATATCGAAGAAAATTGGAGGTGCATAGTGCTTTATCCTTTGAACAAATATTTAGTTATCAAGCCAATGGAGGAAGAAAAAACAAATACTGGGGTATTGGTACCAGATGGATTTAAGATTGATAATGAAAATTTTAAGTTAGTAGAGATTATTGAACCCAATATCGATTCAAAATTAAAAACTGGTATGAGAGTGCTTGTGCCTTCTCATCTAGTTGAAGAAGCTTCTTTTTTCGGAGAACAATACTATTTAGTAACAGAAAATCATGTAGTTGGCTTCTACGAAGAGAATTAAGCCGCATTGGTGTTGTTATGAGATATATGTTAGGAATATTATTGGTGGTGGCTAGCCTAGCACCATCCAGTGTTGGAGCGCAGGGCTTTGTTAAGCCCATCCAGAGTGTGGAAGTTGAGAGGGGGCCTACTTATGATGAGCTTCACGACGAAGCCATATTCAATTGTCCTTGGGCTAAAATGAATAAATCCCGCGAGAAAATCATATCTCAGCTGATTGAAGTAGAGAAGCGCTTTGACCCTCCACCTGAAATGAGAGGTATGTTATTGGCTGCAGCATGCATGGAGTCAGGTTTCAACCCTGATGCAAAGGGGGATAGGAAATTCAGCAAGAGTAAGAAAAAGCCTATGGCAATTGGAATTTTACAGCAGTGGCCTTTTTACGAGAGGGTCTATCCTGGTACCGATAGAACAAACCCAGTAGATGCGGCTACATCTTGGATGAAACATATAATCAAGATGATACCTAAAGTCAAAAGAACTTGTGGATACAAAACTGATGCTAAAATCTGGTTAGCTGCTTGGGTGACTGGCATTCGTGCACCGAAGAAGGGCGGCCGATGTAAAGAGAGGCCTCTTCACTATCGTCTGCTCAAGCGCTGGCACAAGAACATTAAAAAAGCCCGAAAAATTGCATCTGATTGCGAAGGCCAAGATGGATGCGGCTGCTGATTTTGAGTGGAGCGATGTAGTTGTTGGTGCAGATCTAGATGCAGTTAGGTTTGCGCATGACAATAATTATTTCTTGATTAAGAATCGCGCTCCCCATCACCATTCATACGAAGATACAGAACAAGAGTGGGCTGAGAAGATTTATCAGCTTTACGAATTGGCTCTCGTTCCTTTTACAAACATGTCAAAAAATCTAAGAATACTTCCGGAAGAAAAGATTCTTAAGGTATACGCAGATCGTAACGTATATATAGTAAAATACGACAACTTGTATTTGTATGACGACGACAACGTCGAAGGTTTATCATTAAATCGAGAACTTGCTCATTACCGGGTGGTCGATTGGTTTGACTGTCGGGGCTTATATAATATTGATTTTGACGAAATTATAACAGATGATAAATTTGTTAACAAAATCAAGTTTTTTAAGACGCGTCGCATCGATGGTAACCAGAAGTACCTCGATTTGTTGTGCGAGTCATTTTTAACCGATAACCAGCTAAAAAACTTTGGCTATAGCGATACAATGGTTAGGTTTAAGGTACTAGATTTGCTTAAAAAGCGTGGATGTGATAAGGTCAGTATGTCTCTTTGGAAAAGAGATATATATCCAATTTATAAAACTATTTAATAATATGAAACTTATAATGGAAAGTTGGCGAGAATTTAAAAGAATG